TTGTTGTTTAACGGAAAAATTCTGTGGAACAAAGTAAAATCATTCTGATCCGTTAGCACCGGAGTATAAGTATGATATGAATGATTCGTTCTTTTGTGCTGCGCCATGGCGTGGCTTACATATCAACCCCCAAGGCAGTATTAAAACTTGTTGTGCCGGCAATCCGCACATGCTGGGCAACCTCAACGATGTTGATATTACACAAGCTCTAAACAGTCCAGCAGCACAGGAAATACGTGCTAGCCTAAGTCAAGGCGTACCCCACGAGTACTGCAGCAACTGTGTCAAGGCTGAACGCTTTGGTGCTGAAAGTGAACGCCATTGGCACAACCGAGTTAACCCAGACATTAACTACGCAACAGCAGGTGATCAATATCATTATCCAGTAATTGTGGATGTACGTTGGAACACCACGTGTAATCTTAGCTGTAACTATTGCGATCCTTCTAACAGTTCCAAGTGGGCAGCATTAAAACATGTTCCGTTCAAGAGTCAAAGTCGTCCTTACTACGATCAAGTGTGTGACTTCCTAGAACAACACAAACAGCATATACACGAAGTAGCACTGGTCGGCGGCGAACCTTTGTTGTTGCCTGAAAACGACCGATTGTTAGATGTGATTCCTGAAGACTGCGTGGTCACAGTGATTACTAACATGAATCAGGACCTGGAAAACAACCGTGTGTTTAAAAAACTAGCCCAGCGCAAAAAAGTAGGCTGGAGCATGAGTTTTGACAATGTTGGTAAACATTTTGAATATGTACGGCACGGTGCTAATTGGGAGCTGTTGTTGAACAATCTGCAACAAGTTAAACAACTGTTTCAAACACAAGGACACTGGGGCGGTATTCACGCTGTGTACAATCTTTACAACGCTACACGCTTGGTTGAGTTTAAGAAATTTGCACAGGAACAAGGACTATCAATCAACTGGATGAATCTGTTTGGACCCGAAGTTCTGGATCCTTTTTTACATGGTTCAGCTGTGGCCAAACTAGCAGCAGCTGAAATCACAACACTACAGCAACAAAATGCGTTTAGCCCTGCAGAACATGCATTTTTTACACAGGCACTTAGCAAGTATCAGAGTGGAGACTCATCGCAGGAACACATTGCAGTAAAATTTTGGAACTTTGTTGCAAGGATTGAAAATCAATATCACCCTGACACAAAAGGACAGTTTCAACTGCTGTGGCCCGAACTGGCACACCTGTGCAAATAACTGCAGTTGATCAAGAACACAATTTGTTTAGTGCAGAGTCAATAGTACCAACTGCACTAGCGCACCAAGTGCTGGCCACTGACTGGTTAAATCAACCCAGCAGTCAACAGCCAGGACAGAATCACATGCGTCGTAAACTTATTAACAATGTGTACTTGCCTTGGATCAATGAATGGCACAAGTATTGTAACTCCATCTGGTCCAGCATCGGCTCTGCCATTGGCTGTGACTTACTCCCATATTCAGGCACTGCATTTTGGATTGACTTACCAGGATTTGTTTGCGACATGCACACTGATGGCGAGCTACTTGGTGCTATGCAATTGATCTGGCGTGGCACAGGAACTACATTTTTTTGGCACAACAGCACTGCTACAGAGCGCTATTGTGTTCCTAATGGTCCTAACACAGGATATATCATGAACAACATGCCTGACGCTCGTGGATATCAACCATTGTTATGGCATGCAATGCTAGATCCAGTATTGCCCAACAACTATAGATTAACTTCGTACACATGGATACAACCAATATAAACCTGCCCTGGCACTTTGGTCAACAGTATGCAGGACAAACTCTGCAATGGATACATACCGATAATGAAGATAATTTTCAACGTATGATGCAAGATCCTACTCATGCTGACTACTTTGTTTGCAAAGGTTGGGACCAACTAGACGCAATATTATACCGTATCAACCATATGGGATTTAGGGGACAAGATTTTAACAAATCACAACCTGGTATGCTTGCACTGGGCTGTAGTTTTACATTTGGCAGTGGACTGCCAGAGTCCACTCTGTGGCCTACCTTAGTGGCCAATTGTCTTGACCTAGCATGTTGGAATATTGCATGGCCTGGTATTGCAGCAGATACTAGCTATCGGCTGGCCGAATACTGGTTGCCTGAACTGGCACCAAAATTAGTTTGTGTACTAATGCCTCCCCGAGACCGGTTTGAGCTAATCACTGCTAATCCTGCATTGCAGGCAGAAGTGTTTATGTCTGCAAGCGAATCTAGTATGTTTTCTCAAGCAGACATGTATCTTAAACACTGGTTTGTAGCTGATGAAAACGCCTGGATCAATCAACGAAAGAACGCCAGAGCTATACAGTCACTATGTAACGAACACAATATTCCTTGCATAATTAAATATGCTGATCAGGAAATGTCAGGGTCAACCAAAGAACTAGAGTATGCCAGAGATTACGTGCATGTAGGCCCACGTGGTCATCAAATGTTAGCAGGAAAAATACTAAATGAACGCACATAAACCAAAAAAAGAAACAGCGTTGGTTAAAGCCCCGCACCGTAAAGAAATATACTCTGAGAGCGAACTAGACGACTTTGCAGCCTGTGCTGACTCTGTGACAGGTCCGTTGTATTTTATGGACAATTTCTTTTACATTCAGCACCCCACACGTGGTAAAATGCTGTATCATCCGTATGAATATCAAACCCGTCTGATCCATACTTACCACAACTATCGCTACAGCATCAGTTTGATGCCACGACAAACCGGCAAGTCAACCAGTGCAGCAGGCTACCTGTTGTGGTATGCTATGTTTGTGCCAGACTCTACTATTCTTATTGCTGCACACAAATACACAGGTGCCCAGGAAATTATGCAACGTATAAGATATGCTTATGAATTGTGCCCTGACCATATACGTGCAGGCAGCACCAGTTACAACAAAGGTAGTATTGAGTTTGAAAATGGTTCACGCATTGTTAGTCAGACCACTACAGAAACAACAGGACGGGGTATGAGTATTTCCCTGCTGTACGCTGACGAATTTGCATTTGTGAGGCCTACTATTGCCAAAGAGTTTTGGACTTCTATTAGCCCTACACTGGCCACTGGTGGTAAAGCAATTGTAACCAGCACTCCTAACTCGGACGAAGATCAATTTGCGTTCTTGTGGAAAGGTGCCAACAAGACCGAAGACGACCACGGAAACCAAACTAAGCTGGGCATTAACGGATTCAAGGCATTCAGAAGTTATTGGCGCGAGCACCCAGAACGTGGCGATCAGTGGGGATCTGAACAGCTGGCACAGTTGGGAGAAGAACGTTTTCGCCGAGAAATTGACTGCGAGTTTGTGATCAACGATGAAACACTGATTGCTCCTATTAAATTGATGGACCTAGAAGGTATCGAACCCATTAAGAAAACTGGGCAAGTGCGTTGGTACAAAGACCCCACGCCCAGTGCTATGTACATCGTGTCTTTGGATCCTAGTCTGGGCACAGGCGGCGACCCTGCTGCTATACAGGTGTTTGAAGCAGGCTCAACAGAACAGGTAGCTGAATGGCGCCACAACAAAACTGACGTGCCAACGCAGATTCGAATTATGGTAGACATTATCAAAGAACTGCACTCTTATACTAAAGATTCTAAGAGCATATACTACAGTGTAGAAAACAATACTCTAGGCGAAGCAGCCTTGATCAGCATCAACGAATATGGTGAAGAAAACATCCCGGGCTACTTTCTGAGCGACCAATCGGTTACAGGCAGCGCAGGGCGCAGATTCCGCAAGGGCTTTAACACCACACACAAAAGCAAGATTGTTGCTTGCAGCAAGTTCAAAATTCTAGTGGAATCTGGACGTATGAAAATACGCAGCAGACCCTTGATCAGTGAACTCAAGAACTTTGTGGCATCTGGCACTAGCTACAAAGCCAAGCCTGGGGAAACCGATGATTTAGTAATGAGCAGTCTTTTGGTTGTTCGTATGCTGATGATATTGCAGACCTATCACTCAGAGCTGGATGCACACATGAAAGACCACGGCGATGCAATAGTAGAACCGTTCCCGTTTATATCTGTAATGGGTTAATGTATAAATAATAAACTATGGCACAAGAAAATATATCTGTACAACTGAACGACTTGCTGGCCAGTCGTGATTTCCACGCTGAACTGCTGGATAAACAAGGCCGCCCAACTGATGCTGAAAATGCAGACATCTTCACGTTTGATTATGTAAGTGACCCAGGCAAGAACTATGGCACCATGGTAATTATCCTGGATACTGAAAATGAAATGCAGGTATTCTACGGGGACAATTTAGGTCGTAGCATGGAAGGCAATGACAAAACAGAATTCTTTGACTTTGTGCAACATCTGCACAAGTTTGCCAACATGCGCCGTTGGACCTACAGTCCCAAAAACATCAATCAAGTCAAGTACACAATGCAGGGTCTTGCTGCTATCAAAGAAGGACTGTTTGAAGGCTATTATGGTACCAAAAAAATCAGTTACTCAGGCAATCCTACAGAAGCTCGTTTGGTAATTCAGCACAATCGTATACTGGGTGAAACTGATGCTAGACACCGTTATGTTGAAAGTTTGTTTATTGAAACAGCAGATTCTGAACGCTTTAGACTACAGTTTAAAAATCTAGCAGGCGGGCGAGCTATGTTGGAGCATGCACGTCAAGGCGGCAAGCCATACGATGTACGCGGTAATCACATTACTGAAATGGTAAGTGAGATTTCAACTCTAAGCAGATTCAATCGTGCCAGTGCAGGCCGTGTACTAGAAGGCGTAACTGCCGAACTGGTCACAGAAGCACAGCAGTACTACAAGAGTCTGCGAGAAAGTCTCAAGCGACTGGGCATGACTCGCGGATACAATTCATATTTTGAATCTTGGCATCCTGCTGAAACTACACTACAAGAAGAATTGGTAGATTCTATCAAGACCATGTTTGTAGAACAAACACTGGATTCGAGAATCGAAGCAGCACTGCCTGTGCTGGCAAAACTACAACAAGAGAATAAAATGAAAGAAATTGACGTATTTGAATCCTGGGCCAACCGCCTGACAGAAGGAACTTGGTCCTTGCCTGAAACTCCTGAGCAACAACAACGACTAGAAGAGCTCATGAGTCGTGAACTTATTGTGGGCCCTGACGCAACCAATGCCACAGCACAACTGTCTGATTTAATTGGTGATGATGAGTTGTTCGACCGCTTGAGTGAGTTAGCACGCCGTGACGCTAGTGCCAATGTTTGGGATGACTCAGATATCCAAGAAAGATTAGCTGAATTGGGAATCCAAACTCCTGCCATGGGCGAACCAACCGTTGAGCCAGATGATGAAAATACACAACCTGTTCGAGAAGGTCGAGTCAAAGAATTGATTATGGATCTAGAAGATGAGTTAATGAGCGACGAAGAATTTGAAACCAAGTACGACGGAACTCGCAGCGATATTCGAGCCCAGATGGATGCAGATGACCAAGAGCAAGCAGTAGGCGAAGGCTTTAATCCAGATGGTAGTTACAATACTTCAGACGATGAAGCAAACGAGTTTGACGACGAGCAAGAAGTAGACGAATCCAAATCTTGTAATCTCACCATGGAAGGTGAAATGTGTCCTGCACACGGTCTAGCCGAGTGCAGCATGCATGAGGACCAAGTGGCCGAAAGCCGAGCAGGTGATGCTATGCTGGCTAGAATAAAATCACTAGCACTGATTCGCTAAACATAAATAAACATACAAAAAAGTGTGTGCAGTGTTGCACACTTTTGTAGGCAACACAAAACGGCAAACAACCGTAGAAGAAATTCACCCAGTTCCGTAGGAAACACAGGCAGGCTGTGTTAAAATAACCTTGAAGGCAACGTTTAAGTAAATCTTAAATTTTTAAAATCATATTAACGCACACGAAAGGCAACACAATATGGCAACACTAGCAGAAATCCGCGCACGACTACAGGCATCCGAAAACAAAGGTTCTAACAACTCCCAAGGCGGAGGAGACCGTTCAATTTACCCCCACTGGAATATGGAAGAAGGACAAAGCGCCTCACTACGTTTCCTGCCAGATGGCAACACCAAAAACACATTTTTCTGGGCCGAACGAGCAATGATTCGATTGCCGTTTGCAGGAGTCAAAGGCGAGATGGACTCAAAACAAACAATCGTACAAGTTCCTTGTGTAGAAATGTTTGGCGAGGCTTGCCCAGTACTTGCAGAAGTTCGTCCATGGTTCAAGGACAAGAGCCTAGAAGACATGGGTCGGAAGTACTGGAAAAAACGCAGCTACATCATGCAAGGTTTTGTGCGTGAGAATCCTATTGGCGACGACAAGACTCCAGAGAATCCAATCCGTAAGTTTATTATCGGCCCACAGTTGTTTACCCTGATCAAAGGTGCATTGATGGATCCAGAGTTGGAAGAATTGCCAACTGACTACTTGCGTGGCCTGGACTTCCGTATTGCTAAAACCAGCAAAGGCGGATATGCTGACTACAACACTTCAAAGTGGGCACGTAAAGAGTCTGCATTGACAGAAGTTGAGCAAGCGGCAGTGGATGCACATAGTTTGTTCGACTTGAGCACATTCTTGCCCAAGCGTCCAGGCGAAGTTGAACTGCGTGTGATCAAAGAGATGTTTGAAGCAAGTGTGGATGGTCAACCATACGACACAGAGCGCTGGGGTCAATACTTCCGTCCTGCAGGTGTTGGTGCACCAACTGGTAGCGCAGACGCAACTACTGCAGCACCTGCCCCAGTTGCAAAAGCAACGCCTGCTCCGACAGCAACAACTGCCTGGGAAGATGATGCAGCAGAAGCTGCTGCTGCACCAATGGTAGCAGCACCAGTTGCAACAGCAGCGCCTGCGCAAAATGCACAGGACATCTTGGCCCTGATTCGTAGCCGTCAAAAAGTAACTGCTAGTTAAGTGACAATCCTTATTGTTGGAGACAGCTTTGCAGCAGATTGGTCAATTAAATGTACACAGTATGTTGGTTGGCCAAATCTGCTTGCAGAGCAGTTTGACGTTACTAATTTAGCGCGGTCTGGAGTAAGCGAATACAAAATATATAAACAGCTGGCGTCCGTAACTGTAAATCAATTTGACTTAATTATTGTAGTACATACAAGTCCTTATCGGATAGTTACTAAACGTCATCCTGTACATTCAGAAGATTGTTTACATAAAGACGCCGATTTATTGTTTAGCGATATCGAATACCATAATAATAAATTTGCTTGGGTAAAAAATCGAGCATTGAGATCTGCTTATGAATTTTTTATATGGCACTTTGATAAAGACTATTATGATTTAACGTATAAATTAATAGTTGGTAAAATTGAACAATTAATAACCAATACTAGGACCATTGTCATTGTGACACCATTGGTAACTTTAGACGCAGTAAATACAACATACATATCTATTACCAATGATATGGTTTGCCCTGGATTAATTAATCATATGTCTAAAAATAATAATCAAAAATTATTCGAAAAAATTACCGAAATAGTAAATGCCATCAAATAATTTTAGCTTCATTGCTGCTGGTT